AAATATCTATAAATAAAATCAGCTACTTTTCTAGGGATTGCCTCTGATTACTTTAAACTTTGTTTTTTTGAACGCCATTTTTTACCTCCTTTCTTTTATTTTCTATGATTTGTTCTACAAAATCATTAGAATATTTTTTAGGGTGCTGACCCAATAAATTTTGAACGTATGCTACTTGTGAAGCGCATCTATCTTTTAAATGAGTAAGTTTAATCATTTTATCTTTGGCCATAATTTATTACTCCTTTTGGTATTGCTTGACAATTAAAATGTATAAATCTAAATGTACTATATCCCATATCGGGTGGATACATATGTGGTAAAAAAGAAGGTGTAAATATTATAGAGCCTGGTTTAACTTCATAATTTATTTGATTACTAGCATAAGTTACTTTTTTAATATCTTTTTCTGGTAGTAAATTCATAAGTCTCCCGGACCTTGGTTCACATAATATCGGTCTAGGAGTAGATTCAGAAGTTTTTAAAAAATAAAAACCAGATATATGCCCATTCCAATGAGTGTGGATATACTGGGTTCCTCCTCCTTCTTTAGCAAACTCTTGTACCCACATTTCTGTAGTAAAGACCTGATAATTAGTTAGATCATAACCCATTTCAACTAATAAGTTATGAGAGGTAGCTCCTATATAATTTTGGAGTGTCATAAAACTAGGGTCATTAATTAAACTTTGTGACTGATAAACAAATCCCCTATCTCCTTTATTTCCAAATTTTTTATTTCTTTCATCAATTTCTTTTTTCATATTCTTTTTAGCCTCTTCAACATATGGATCGGCTGCTTTGTTAAATTTTTTTACAAAAGCAGGCTCGTACTCATACCAAATAGGGGTTGAAAATAAATCATCTCTCTTTAATTGTGTTGGAAAAGAATTAGTTAATTCTCCACAAGATATTTTATCAAAGTGTTTTTGTGTTTTTTTAGCTTTCTTTTGTTTCTTTTTCATCTGTACGGCCACCCTAAATGCCAAGTAGGCATTGAATAACGTACTCCTTTAGTAACAGGTTTAACTCTATGCCAAACAAAAGATGGGAAAACTATCAAAGATCCTTTTTCAGCTACTTCCTTAGCCACTACAACATTTCTTTTTTTATCCGGATCTAAATTTCTAAAATCAAATTCTAGTTCTCCTCCTTTATAATCTTTAGGATCAGATAAAACTAAAACACTTGTTATTTTTCTAATTTTACCGTGATTAGGTTGACCGGGATTATTATATACACCGTCCCATGAATCACAATGCCAATCATAATGTTGATTTAATTTATATTTTGTAAATTGGGCAGCTTCAGAAAAATCCCATTGAAAATTCCATCCTGCATCAGCATTAGCTCGATGTACATAAGGGTGAATTTCTTTATATATCCAACGATCACTGACCCATACTATATCTGAATTTCTTTTTTGATGAAGTTGTTCCATTCCTTCTTTTGTTGTTGGGACATTACCTTGTTGACCTCCGGTAATAGCTACTTGGTCTTTCATAGATAAACAATATTTTTTTATCTCTTCACAGATTCTGTCTGGAACAGCTTTTTTAAAATAATAGTAGTGGTGTTTAAGATTCATTTCTTTTTATACTCCTTATAAGGTAAAAATACCATATTTAAAACTATTCTATGGGGTACATCTGTTTGTAGAATAGCTGTGTGTAAAACATCATTAGGAAATATAACCAATCGATTCTCAACACTTTCAACCCTTGTTATTCGTTTCCATTATTGTATAACCATTATTTGTATTTAGATATAAGACAGCAATTTTAAATTCATTCCAGGCCGGGTTTCCATTTTCCCCATTCATACTACCAGTTGCATCGTGGTGCCAACCTCTACTAATCCCTTTTTTATCACCTCTTGCTACATAGTTTGCTTTACATCTAAACCAAGCTCTCGGACTTAAAATATTTAAAACAGGCTCAATAAAATTAGTATATTGACTCCAACCATGTGCTCTTTCATTAACGTGATAAAACAAGTGATTGAATTGAGTATGGTCTGTTATTTTATAATTGTTCAATGGAGAGGCTGCATAACTTTGTTTACTTCTATCTCCTGATTCTAAAAACCATGGAAGCTGATTAAAAATTCTTGCTTGTATGTCCCTAAAAACATTTTCAGGTAGGGCATGATCATAAACATCCGCAGTATGTTTAGTTCCCTTTAATTTTATTTTTTTATAAATATGATTAGGGTTTAATCCTTTCTTATTTATTACAGTTGTCATTTATCTTTATAGCATATTTATAGTTTAAAAAAAATATAAGTAAAGAATAATAAAAAANTTTGTTTTAGATCANTTATGAAACTGTAACTGTATTAGTGCCTGATACTGTGAATTTTGCTACTTTATCATTAGCTGGACCTACACAAGTTGTAACTGTATTAGTACCAGGACTTACTGATAGGCCTGCTGCACTTGGGAATCTTAAATAAACTATTCCTGATCCCCCATCAGTTTTACCTGGTGAACTACCACCGCCACCACCGCCACCACCTCCGGTGTTAACAGTTCCATTTACACATCCAGCTCCACCACCACCAGCTCCACCAGCACCTGGAGAACCACTTGGTGCTCTTTCTCCACCACCGCCACCACCTGAATAAGCAACAGGACTTCCTGATATACAATTCGTTTTTCCAGCACCACCAGCTCCACCCCGTGGAGTTCCAGCAGCATTTGCTCCACCACCGCCACCACCTGCACTATTAGGAGAAGCACCTCCAGGACTTCCAGTTCCTCCGTCATTACCTTGGGGTCCGCCTATTGCAGCGGGTTTAGAAGGAGAATCACCACTTCCTGCACTACCACTCTGAGCACCCGCACCACCACCAGATCCACCAGATCCTCCAGCTTGAGCAACAGACCCACCGCCACCACCACCGGTTGCTGTTATTGATGCACAACCTTGATAATTTACAACTGAATCACTTCCACTACCAGTGGATCCTGCTCCACCACAACCAGCTCCTGTTCCACCAGCTCCAACTACTATATTATAAGTTCCTTCTTCTATTGTTATAGCTGCAGCGCAAGCATTACAGAAAGAAGTTAAATAACCACCACCTCCAGCACCACCGGCACCGTCACCTGCACCACCAAAACCTCCGCCACCGCCTCCGGCAACGATTAAAAAATCTGCTGCATAACTTGCTATATATTTAGGCCATGTACTTGCTCCACATGCACCTGCAGTCATAGCATTAAATTGTGATTGCATTGACCACACACCACTTGCTTTGTTTAATTCTTTTATTGTGGCTCTACCAGAACCACCTGCTCCACCTGTTGTAGTTCCCGGATTACCACCTCCGCCACCACCGCCACCAGTGTTTGCAGTTCCTGCAGTTCCATTACCTGATGGTCCTTTTCCACCGGCTCCACCACCACCAGATCCACCACTTCCAGCTGCGGGCACAGAACTATCGGCTCCACCACCTCCACCACCAGCAAATGTGCACGGAGATAAAGGAGATGCAGAACTTCCAGCACCACCAGCTCCAGCACCACTTGGACCTGAACCATTTGCTCCTACAGCTGATGCACCACCGCCACCACCGCCAGCGTCAACTCCACATGTTCTAAAACCTAGTCCTCCATTATTACCTTGACAAGCTGTTCCAGTTCCGCCTGGATTAGGGCCATCAGAACCTCCAGGATTAAAAGCACCACCACCTCCGCCTGATCCACCAGGCTCTCCAGGTGTGTCTCTAAATCCACCCGCTGCTCCTCCACCAGTAGCCGTTGCTAAAGCCGATGGCACGCTAGGTGCAGGAGATAATATTGTAGAGTCTCCAGAATTTCCTTTTCCTAATGAGTCGCCAGGACTACCACCTGTTGCAGGTGTAGCTGTTCCTCCGCCCCCTATAGTTAATTTGTATGCTGTTGATCCACAGACGTTTACTTGAGTGCATAGATAACCACCAGCTCCACCGCCTCCACCACCAGCTCCAGATCCACCTGATCCACCGCCAGCGACTAATAAAGCTTGAACAACTCTTGTTCCTGATTGTGTTGTAACACAACCTGTAGATGTTTTTGATGTA